GTCTTATCAATTATATAAAAATATTGAAAAGAGATTTTGGGATAAGCCTGTAAAAGACTTATTTGATAGAAATATCACGTTTTGTCAGCAATCGCTGACAGTCTCCCTCAGAAAACTTTCGGGAGATATACTACAAAAGTACCCAGAACTTGGAACTGACTATGAAGTCAATCAAGCTCTAGTATTCTTGCATGTATTTTGTGAAGCATTAAGTTTGTTTTATCCTAAACTTATGCGTGGATTCTTAGTGAAAGATTTGATAAAAGTCTTAAAGAGGATCTGCTGCAATAACGAAATCAAAACGACAAAAATAATTAAATATTATTATTGTGCGTTAGGTTCTGTTGCATACAAATCACGTGACAAGACTCCTAAACCCTATTGTCCGGTATCAAACAATAAGTATCTTCCCTTTTGGGGTGCTTATTACCGTGCAATAAACAGACGTTTATGTAAAGGAGGGCGTAAGGCTATTACATTCGCGTCGACTGTATATCTTTCAAGATATGCATCTATTAATGTTCCTCAGGACTTCGTTGATGAAGTTGAACTAGGTTATATACGAAAATTAAGTCGTATACCTGAGGAGAGAGAATACAATATGACAGCTATTAATATGGCTGTTGAACAATTCGGTAAGAGTTCTTTTAGAAAACTCTGTACTGCTTCCGTTAAATGTCTATCCGTATCTTCATGTGCGGAAAAAGATAAGAATGGACAACTTGGTTTTATGCTGAAATCAGGGGCTCCAACAATTAACTGGAAGTTTGATGGTAAAGAGAAGGTCGTCTCTGGAAGTAAGGTATCTAATAAAGATATCCTAGGTCCAGAGGTCCCTCTTTCGGAAACGGTCGTTGAATGGAAGTATGGTCAAGAATATACAGGAATTTGTCCTGCACCATATTTTCTTACTTCGTGTATACCTACCAGAGATGAACTCTCTGGAGAAGTTACACACCTAACCGAACCATTAAAAATACGTTCTATTACCACGTCAAATGGATTTGAATTTGGTGCTGGTAAACCTATACAAGATTGTATTTCTAAGTTGATGAAATCAACTAAGAACCTCTGTTTTGGACGAGAGGTCTCTGAAGAGGACATACAAGATCTTATCTATCGTAGTAATCTTTATTATGGTGAGGACACTCCAAAAGTGTTCTTGTCTGGAGATTACGAGGCAGCAACGGACAATTTAAGTCCTTTGTTATCTCAAAAGGTAGATGATCTTATGATGAATAGTTTTGGTCTTAATTTTCAAATACCAAGTGACAAAGGTTTTGCCATGTCACTTTGGAAAATTATGGGGAAGATCTTCCAATATGCACTTGATGGTGCTCGAAGTCCTTCTGAACCGAAATTACTCTGGGTTAGTATTAATAAATTCTTTAAAAAAGGATTAGATAATACACCAAATGTCCAGAAGACTACTATTTGTGATAAAAGGAATGCAACATGGTTTGGTCGAAGCATCGGTGGCTTAGTAACTCAAAAGTCACGCTTTGTTCAAACCTTTGGACAGATGATGGGAGATATAAAATCCTTTCCTGTTCTCTGTTGTATAAACCTTGCATTATGGAATAGTGTCAATGATAATAGATGTGTAGAAAAATGGGTCAAAAAGACAATGCCTAGTCTTTTTTCTGATAAAGATACAGTAACATTTCAAAAAGTAAAGGTGCAGCCACCATGTTTAATAAATGGTGACGACTTTTTGTCTTACTCTCCAATTTCAGTAGTTGAGAAGTGGTTTGAAGGTGTGAAGGATTTTGATCTTGTAGCAAGTATAGGGAAAACCTATATTTCTGCTAAAGTTGCCCAGATCAATTCTACTAACTTTATATTTGATAAAGGTATAGTAAAAAAAGTAAAGACATTACCATTACATGCTGTAATGTCTATTCCTTCCGATCGCCCTATTGAGCAGGCGATTAATTATGCTATTGAGCATAAACCTGAGCTTCTTAACCGTGTCATATTTTTTAATAAAGAGATCATTACCAAAGTTACCGGTGGTGGACTTGTTAATCTCTGTCTCCCTGTAGAATTAGGTGGTATTGGCGTAAAAGCTAAGCCCAATAATATTACTATGAGGCAATGGACTATTGTTAAAAAAAATATGGAATCTTTGAGAAAACCTGTTCGTCTTAATTATAGTTGGGTCCCTTTTGTGCATTCACAAAAAAAGGTCCAAAATACTATCTTAAAGACTGAACGTCTAGAAGTAAAAGATCAGGGAAAAAAGATTGAAACATTTTCTCTGTATACTTCTGTACCTAGAGGTACGGGTCTTACCATTGACAAACTTGGTAATGAACATTTCCTTTCGACTTATAAATCGACGGAGGAAACCCGTTTTTATTGTAGAGATGGCTGGCTTGCTGGCCTCTCTCGTCAAAGATTCAAGGGGAAGAGTGGAAGAATGATCATAAAGGGTGGTTTCTATAAACAATTTGCCAAAATATCCAATCAACTCTTACGAGGTATTGAGAATTTTGATAAAGAGTCTAGATTAATCAATTCTTTTGACTTTCAAAATGTTGTTATACCAGAACCTGAAGTTCTGGTAAAGGGTAGATATCGTCGTTTTACGACTGATATAGGGGTACTAAGAAATTTAGTTAACTATGAATTCCCTATTGAAAAATCTTTTAAGTCTAACTTATTTGATTTAGAGATAGGAAATTTCATAGAGCGTGCTCGCGATCTTTTAGATGGGTAATGAAGAAAAATTCTACATTAAACAGAGCACAAATGAAAAATAATAAAAGTAAGAAAGGACCTCCTACTTCTGAGGCCAAGACTGTTAGATATGATAATCCTAATAACATGAAGAAATTCGTGTTTAAAAAGAGAGAATTTATATCAAATATTCTTGCCACAGAGGACTTTACTGCGGTTAAATTTAGTTTTAACCCTGGTATAAGTACCTCTTTCCCTTGGTTGTCAGGGGTAGCTACTTCTTTTGAAAAGTATGTTGTAAAAAATGTACGTTTCTACTTTGAAACATCATGTCCTACTATTGTAGCTGGGACTGTTATGATGGCTCCTGAGTTCAATGTTACAGATCCTATTCCAGAATCTAAACAAGAACTCCTTGAGTATGCTTATGCGACGAGATCTCCTATTTGGCAGAATTTCGAAGTAAAACTTCAAAGTAAGGATATTATGTCTTATAAAGACTATTATATCCGAGGAGGTATGGTACCTGAGGGTAATGACCCTAGATTGTACGATCCATTTTATTGGATTGTTGCAGTTGATGGGGCTCCTGATTCTATAAATGATATAGGTGAGTTATGGATTGAGTATGAGATTGAATTGTCTCTTCCTCAAAGAATCAATAACTTTGGTTATATATCAAATTTTAAACAATTTGATTTAGGACCATCTGGAGTGAATGATACATTCACTCTAGGCCAAACTGTCACTTTAGAAGCAGGTACTGCTAATGTTTTGATAACACAAGATAATCTTGGTTATTTCACTTTTCCGGAAGGATTCAGTGGGATAATGTATTATACTGTCTTTGGAGATGGTATAGACAATTATCAAGAGTTAGCAACAGTCGGAGAGGACTGTATTAGAGGCGGGTTGACAGGTACTAAAGGTACACAATTATCAAATAATTCTGTTTATCAGGTTTCGATAGTGTGTACAATACTTGCTCAACCAGGTGGAACATTAGAGTTCTCAAATGATGGCTTCGAATCTGTCGGTTCATCCGATGGAGCAGTAGTCTATTTTTGGAACAATGTTTACCGCTTTTAATAACACCAGTTCTCTCGAGAAAGAGGGGAAGTCTATTATTCTTAATTATATTATTTTTCAATAACTAAGTTTTTGGTATAAACGCCAAAATCGCCCGTATTTACGCTTGCGTTGCCTACGGTATACAATACAGAAAAAGAATTTCAAAGTTCACTGTATAGATATAATTTTTATTTTCATAAAGAAGGACCCACGTGGGGTCTATTTCTTACATTAAATAATATTTATATTTTCCAGTCTATGTATGTATTAATGGCACAGTGTCAAAGTAGTAAGTAGGACAAGATTTATCTTGCCTCTATAGGTTCAATTTGATAACTGAAATTTGTTGGATATGTTACCAACAAGGTACGTTCCTTATTATGC